TCACGGAAGGCACGTATTCCATTACAATCATTTCATCATTTGAATACTTTTTATATACTTTTGGAACTTTTACCCAATCAATATCTTTCATACTTTTTCGAAACTTTATAGCATTCTGAATTTCTTGTTGGTAATCAGCTTCTCCCAAGAGGTATTCTATAGACTCATCGAGAACCACACCGGAACTATTTCCTGTATCTATACCAACACGTTCTAAAAATTTTACAATGTCGCGTATAGTATCTGTATCCTCTTTCATGATGTCCAGGATCCCAGGTCTTTTTATTTTTACAACAACCTTTTGTCCCGTGTGTAAGACAGCCATATGTACTTGTCCTATACTGGCAGACTTGAATGGCACAGGGTCAAATTCTTTGAAGATGTTTTGATCTACAATGGTGTTAAATTCCACGGGAGGGACGTCATCTTGAAGAGATTCCAACTCTTTAGTGAATTCCGGGGGATACAAGTCTCCTCGTGTAGATGCTATTTGACCTAATTTTACAAATGTTGGACCGAGTTCGAGGAGTTCATTCTTCGTCCATCGTCCCAGTTCAGCTTTATCTTTTACAAGTGTATTTTTCCATAAAAACTTACCCACAAATTTCCATGTTTTCACCTTCTGATTTGGCGCCAAACTTACAGGTGGCACTTTCGTATTGGCTATACATAACATATCCTGTTATATACTTGGAATTTTTTCTATAAGTTCATAATATATGTGGTGGTTTTTTTTGATGACTTATGTTTCCTATCTTATTTTGGGACCCCATTGGGAAACTAAACTTATTCGAGGCGAAAAACTCGAGGTTGTGGATAGCATCAAAGAACTTGGAAGACGATCTATATTTATATCCTATGTGGCGCTCTTGTTCATAGCATGGTTTCTGTATAAACCCTCTATGTCTTCATTTGTGAGTGCTCTCATACTAACTGGTGCAGCTACATCCGGGTTCTATGTAAAATACGGTATAGAAACCGTACCAATGCACTCTTTATTATTACTTTTCACCATGTACCAGGGAAGGTCATACATGACTCCTCAACTTTGGGCAACTATAATACTAACTGGACTTTACACGGCAGTCCATGATAAAATATATATTTCCTAAAAGTAGAATGAAAGTTCATATTGTAGGGGCTGGACCAACAGGTATGTCTCTCGCTTGGGAAATACTCAGGTCAGGTGATCACGAAGTAACAATTTATGATAAAAAACTTTCAGCTGGTGGATCTTGGTGGGAGCCAACTGAAGAAATTAGAGATCTTCATGCACATCGCATTCTATTTGATAAAGCGTTTGTAAATACACAGTCATTGTTTTCGGAAATGGGTATCAATTGGGATGACATGTTTCAACCATCAAAGAATACATACAAAATTGACGATTATGGAACAATTGTTTCATTGTATGCGAAAGTTTTGGCACAACCCGAAAAGTATAAAAGTATATCACTCAAAGATGCAGTAGGTGACGGTAATCACCCCACCATAGAACATTGGTCACTCATCATGGATGGTGTCACATGGGATGTAATGTCGGCTTATGAATTTGTAAAGAATATAGACTATGTTTTACTATCGAAGGGTTACACACAACGAGTTTCAGGTAAAATTATGTGTGACGCGATGGAAGAAGCTGTTCTTAATGTCGGTGGTAACTTCATTTTCAACACTGAACTAAATGAACTTGAATATGGTGATGATTCTTTCATCGCCAAGTTTTCAAATGGAACTGTCATAAATGATGGAATGTTATTTCTGTGTATAGATAACAGTCCAGCTCTCAACTTTTTGGATGATAATTGGGGTCCAGATGCTGATAAGAAGGTGAGAGAAAGTACCTACGGTGCTCTCAATATTCTTCTTGATTATGATGAACCAATTAAAATTAAATCTGATTTAGAATTTGCTGCAAACACTGAATGGAAACTTCAACCCGTTGTACTTTCAGATGGAAAAACAATTTCATGTGTCATATGCAACATTACCGAAGAAATTGCTAAAACAAATCCTGAAGTATTAAAGGCAGAAGTACTCAAGCAACTTGATGTACCTGAACCAGTAGATGTACGTATAGGTTGGGGTGCCACATGGAATGGGGAAGTATGGGAGACCTCACAGTCATCGGGTGTTCTCAGTCTTCACGGACAGCTACCCTTCTTTGGAAAATGTCCAAAAGTCGCTATGTGTGGTATGATGTCACCCAGAAACACACCATTTTCGAGTATAGAAGCATCTGTCGAAGTATCGAGGGCCCTAAGTCATATAGTATTTGAAACACGACAGCCACTCCAACCTCTACTACTTTCTCAAGTTATCATATTTACTATCGTGATACTTATAGTTTTAGTTTTATTGTATCGTAATATAGATCGATGAAGTTCATAGCAAAAGTCCATGAACCCATGTATGACTATAATGATAAAAAGTATATCCGTCTTATAATTCCCGCAAAAGTCTCGGAAATTATAGAACGAATGCATATAAATAAATGGCATCTACTTCAAAACACAAATATAGATAACCCCATCGATGGAAATATTCTCACAGTGAAAGTTCCTTTTCGTTACAGACGAGTTATGTGTGAGGTTCAGGGAAAACCTATACAGTCTCTCATAAAAGGTGACGAAACAGATATTGAAGTTGAATTCAAAGGTCCATGGAATGTGGGGAACTACTCTGGATATTCATGGGTACTCAAGAGTTTAAAGTTTGTCACCACTAAATAGGTAACATCATGAGAACTTTGACGAGAACTGGTTATCTCGTGGATGCGGGTCCTCTCCAGGAAATTAAAAAGGAATTAACGGTAAGACCGGTTGTAAATGGAGATTATGGATTCCCTCCGCCGCCTTTTAAGGTTTTTAAATCAACTAAGACGGGAGTCTGCATTCCAAGATTCTATGGAACTTCTAAACTTGGGGATCCCGATGAAGATAAAAGACCAGAACCAAAACGAATCAAGAGTAAATTCGTTGGACAACTCAGGGATGCAACACACCAAAATGAAGCCTTTGCGGCTGCTATCAAAGTGGGTCACGGAGTTCTCTCGCTCCCATGTGGGTATGGAAAAACCACCGTATCCTTGGCAATAGCTTCAAAGTTGGGGTATCGCACAATGATTATAGTTCATAAACAATTTTTAGCTGATCAGTGGAGAGAACGTATTCAACAGTTTTGCCCGGGAGCGACCATAGGTGTAGTGCAACAGGATAAAAAGGAAGTTGATTGTGATTTCGTGATAGCTATGCTTCAATCATTATCTCTCAAGGAGTATAGTTTTTCAGATTTTGAGAATATTGGAACTGTAATTGTAGATGAGGCTCACCACATATGTGCAAAAGTTTTCAGTCAAAGTCTATTCAAACTTTGTCCTCGACATATATTTGGACTTTCAGCTACACCCGAGAGAAAGGATGGACTCACCAAGGTTCTACATTGGTTCATGGGACCCACATTTTTTGCAGTGGAGAGGAAAAATCAAGAACAAGTTCAGGTGTTCCCAATAACATTCGATTCAGCAAATTACAGGAATCCACCCCCTTCTATGCGAAATGGGAAAATATCTATGCCCAACATGATCACAGAAGTGGTAGAAGATCGCCGTAGAAATAAGATGCTCGTTGAATTGGTAAAAAAAGCTTCAGCTGGTACCAGACAACTTTTAGTTTTGAGTGATCGTCGTCAGCACTGCGAACTTCTTCACCAATGTTTTCCAAAAACTTCAGGATTGTATATGGGAGGTATGAAAGAAGCACAACTTCAAGAGTCTTCAAAAAAGAAGATTATTTTTGCAACCTTCAGTCAAGCCCACGAAGGTTTGGATATCCCAACCCTCGATACAGTTATTCTCGCGTCACCCAAATCTGACATTACACAGAGTATAGGGCGTATTATGAGAGAAACAAAAGGTAAGAAGAATGATCCACATATATATGACGTCCATGATCCTTGGTCGATATTTACAGCCATGTATTACAAACGTATGAAAGTGTATAGACAAGGTGGGTTTAAGATTAATGGTAAAAACGTCGAAGAGAAACCCAGTTTTCCTCAGGGAAAGTGTCTATTTTTATAATCTGATTAATTATTAAATGTCTGGTGCATTAATACAATTGGTCTCCAAGGGGGTTCAAGATGTTTATCTGACTAGTGATGAAGGGCATTCGTTTTTTCGTATGAAGTTCATGCGACATACAAATTTTTCACAAGCTCCAAAGTTTATGAAAACTATTGATACGAAAGATACGACCATTACTATTCCCGTTTTAGGTGATATTATTAACGCTGTATGGTTTGAGGGATCCTCCAAGACTATGGACCTATTTTACAAATCCACAATAGACCTGTATGTAGGGGGCCAAAAAGTGGATTCGCAACACTACGACTATTATGCAGACATATGGTCTAATTACTTACCCGATACGTACAGTAAATCCAGGGAACTTAATAATAAGACGTCGTCGGCGAATCCTTCGTTTTTACCTCTCCAGTTCTTCTTTTGTAACCATAAAGCCTTCTTACCCCTGGTAGCCTTACAAAATCATCAAGTTGAGATAAAGATTAACTTTGATGAACCTACTGTTGCTACTATAACAAATCCGGAAGATAGGCGTATAGATGTGTATGGTAATTACATATTTTTAGATACAACTGAACGTGAAAGTCTTGTCAAACGTCCCATGGATTTAGTCATTACACAAACGCAGCGTATAGAATTTCCACTCAACACCGCAGATGGCTACAATGTATGTGATTTAAGTCAATTCAATCATCCCGTTAAATCTATATTTTTCGGATTTGATGCTTCGAGTGCCGATCATTTAAATGACTATTTCACATTTTCCACAGTCGATTTACATCTCAATGGCACAGCCTTATTTGAAAACTTGAAACCACTTCATCTCCACACCGTTCAAAATTACTATAAATCTATGTACGGTATTTCAGAGTTTGATTCGTTACGAAACATACTTTTCTATACAAGGTATTTCGCGTATCACTTCTGTATGAATGCATCTGAATACAACCCTTCGGGAACGTGCAATTTCAGTAGGTTGGACAACTCTAAACTTATAATACGAGGTGCTAAGAAGGGTTCTTTAAGGCCAGCTGATCAATCTTTATATGTATATGCACTCAATTATAATATTCTCAAAATCAAGGATGGCCTAGGTGGAATTCTTTTTGGTAACTAATTTACTATGAGGGAAATAGTCCCCACAGTAGATGAGCATATTTACGCCCTGATGGCATCATTAACGGCAAGTAAAACTACACCGGCAATGAAACCCATGATGACGTAATTCAATTCAGTTTCTTCACGACCGACGATGACTTCTTCAGTCTTTGATTCGATGACAACCTTCTGTTGCCGTCGAACAGGAGGATCTAAATCCTCTAGCGGACAGTACGCTATCATTTATATATTAATTAGAGATTAATTTCAGTCTTCTTCTTTCGCCTGGTACGCTTTGATTTAGAGGAATCAACATTCACCTCCCTGAGCTCACCACCAGTGGAGTCACCTGAAATGGATATAATGTCGGAGACGTCATCATCTGTGATACTCTCTTGTACCATGTTGGTGTTCATAGGGGGTGGGGGAGGCATCATAATACCACCCATGAGACTGGAAATATCAACACCGGGGCCCTTCATCTCATATTGCCCTGTACCACCTACAGGCGCATCAGTTGGTGGCCCATCGGGGGCTCGGGTTGTATTTTGAACCGCCGCCATCATATTCTTGATGAGGTCGGGGTTCTGCTTCATAACATCATTCATATTGGGCATAACCGATTTGAACATAGAATTGGTAAGATGGAACATCATAGCGGATCCACCGAGCATCATGATAAGCTTAACCTCTGGAGCAACACTGACCTTTGAGCGATACTTCACATACAGCTCTTCGAAGACTCCATCGTAGTCGTCGGCATTCTCCATCACACTTTCAGACCAACCTTCAAGTTGAATCTCAAAAGGGTTGTACCTCTTGTTAAGAAATTCCAGACCGGTCACACAAGCAATAAGCATACGCCTCGAAAAACGAATAGATTGCTCAACATCTATACTGTACGTAATACGCTTTACCTCTGACCTAAGTTCATCTATATTGGAATAAGCGTTCAGTCTCTTATTGACAGTAAAACCTTTCTTTTCCAGTCGGCCGAGTTTGTTAATGAGATCGGCCTTCTCTTCATCGATTGAGGTGTATCCCTTAGAGGGTTGCTCCTCCTCTTGCATCATAGACGGACCTGGACCCGAGTCATCATAAAAGTCTTCACCGTAATCTATCTCCTCATTTGGATCATTCATTTGAGGAGCAGTCTGCTTGTTGGGATTTACAAAAGCATCCATAGCCTCCTGATGTTGTTGTGGGGGAGGCTGCCTCATATGATGAGTTGGTCGAGGAACGGGCTTTGGACGAGGTACAGAGATTTCAATCTCGTCCATGAGAGCCTGCTCATCGGCATCAAGTTTCATCACACTAGTGTTTCCGCGATCGAGTACGATTTCCTCGTCCATCTACTCTCTAATTGGAAACTAAAAAAATATCTTTAACGCGCTTTATAAAAAATATATGTACATAGTAAATGTTCAACCTTAATAAGGCGAACCGAAACGCCCTCACTTCCATATCTGTGCTCCTGGCCATTATTTTTGTCCTCATGGCGACTCGTGGTGAGTCGTACCAGCCCAGGCCAATCAAAATTAACCCTGTTCGTGAGGGTTCCATCCATGATCTTGAGAACAAGGTTGAGTGCACCCCTGGTCGCAAAGAGGGTAGCGCTTATACCAAGTCTCTCACCCCCGGTGGTCTCTGTGGCGCCCAACAACTCGTTGCTGATCTCGCGGGTTATGAAATTTCGGAGGGAATTGGTGGATCTTTAATCTAAGTTACTTATAAATGGCTCTCATCACTTCTCCGACTGAGACTATTCCTGATCTTAACTACGAATATCACACTGTGACAATCGATTCTATTGGACAAAGTAGTGCGAATACATTTACATGCTATTTGCAACAGCCGCTTAAAAATATTGTTCAGGCCAGGCTTCTCGCTGCTCGTATAAGTACGACTGCTGCGACAGAACACTGCTATGTCTCCATAAAAGAACTCGATTCCATATTTTCCGATCGAGCCTCTAATGAGTATGAAGGTCAAGCCTCTATGAGTATGATTCGCGGATCTTTCGCGAGTATTCTCTCTGATGGTGCGACAACTGTCTCATTTAAGGATAACTACCAGATCGCTACACAGTACATTGATCCTATTCGTCGTTTAGATCGTCTCACTGTGACCATCCGAAATCAAGATGGTTCCACTATTCCCGCCGGTTCTGGTGACAATTTTTTAGTTCTTCGTTTCGTGTGTAGAAAACCTAATATGTAATTTTCTTAACTTAAAGTAGTATACCATGTCTGCTGGTATTGTTCAATTGATCGCTATTGGTTCCCAGGATGAATATATCGTGGGTGACCCTGAAATCTCGTTCTTTAGTTCAACCTTCAAGCGACATGCTAATTTTTCACAATCCGTTGAAAAACAGACAATCCACGGAGCGGTGAAAAACAATTCAATGTCTAGCGTTCAATTTGAACGATCTGGTGATCTTCTCAGTTACGTCTATTTTACACTAGATGATACCACAAAAGCCCTTGATGTGCAGCGGTGGGATACTATCATTGATAAAGTAGAGTTATACATTGGTGGGTCTCTCATAGACACCCAAGATAGTATCTTTACCGAAAAGATTGCCATAGATACATTTGCACAAAATGTCTCACGTTCTGCGAATGGTACTCACCCAGGTGTGAGTGCGAGGTCCTATTTTTACCCTTTACGCTTCTTCTTTTGTGAAGGGCCACAATGCGCTTTACCATTGGTTGCTTTAAACTATCACAATGTGGAAATACGTATTCATTGGGCTACCGCAGCTTCTAATTATAATATAGAGTGCCACGCGAACTATTATTATTTAGACAATGAAGAACGGGGTCAAATCGCTTCACGAACTCACGACCTTCTCATAACACAAGTACAAAAAACCATTGCATCGGGTACAAATGTTCAAGATTTATTCTTTAATCACCCAGTTAAATACTTGGCATCCTCTGACACTACAACTAATGGAGCCCTAACCTCACCAAGTAATAAAGTTAAACTCAATATTAATGGTTTTGATGTAAGTAACTTTAAGTGGGGTAAGCCACATTTCATAGATGTCATGAGTTACTATCATACAAATTTTGTAACTTCTCCCGATTTTTTCTTGTACTGTTTCTGTCTATCTACAAGTTCGTTACAACCGACTGGTACACTTAACTTCAGTCGTCTTACTTCAGCTAAGCTCATGAGTGAGTCACAACCTATAAATGACCCAATATACGCAGTGAACTACAATATCCTCCGTGTCCAGAATGGAATGGCCGCTTGTCTTTACGCAAATTAAAATGACATTCTATATTAAATGGTCAAGAACTTACCGACCGTGGAACGTTCCACGAAAATTAGGTTCGGTAAGAATTGTACCGATGACCAGGCGGAAAACACGATTGTGTTCAACGCGAGTGATGAAGTCATTGACGCATCCAAAACCGGTTCGATATATATATCCCCATTGAATACACTCACAGATATCAATGATAGAAGTGTTACTATGCTTACGTATAACACGACGACTAAAGAAATTTCAGACTCCGGTGTCGTCGCCGCAGATGTAATCATATTGGATTTAGATGATGCGGCAAAAAATGGTAACGTGACAACGACAACCTTGTCATTTAATAATACAGTGACTGCTTTCACAACCTCATCAAACGTGGGTATTTCAAATGGAGCACCTATACATACACTCGATGTAGGTACAAAGTTTTACGTTGATGAAAATGACTCAAATGTTCTCACAGTTATGGGTGATGCACATATAGATGGAAATTTACATGTGATGGGAACAATTACAAATATTAATACCGAAAATACAACCATCAAAGATGCCATATTGGAGATTGGTAAAGACAATGTTTCGTCGGATACCGGTATCATCATGGGTCACGATGGTTCAAATGTCGCCATCGGATATAGGGAGAGTGTAGATGAATTCGTATTGGGATATACCGATAGTAGTGCCTCCGGTGCCTATATCGTCCCAAAAACATCAGAATCTCTAGATGTCCATGTGTATGGTCGAGTATTAACTGAGTCAAATGTCGGTATATTGAATACATCACCCACACATACACTCGATGTGGGTTCGAATCTATATGTAGATGAGTTTGGATCAAATGTACTCTTCGTATCTGGTAACACATACATAGACAGTAACTTATCCGTTAATAAAATAATCACAGCTGAATCCGATTTATCAGTTGTTGAGAATGCCTATGTATCCAATAATTTAACAGTCACCGGTGGTGTGTTTGCTAATTCAAATTTGAGAGTGTCCGAAGATGCAACTATTGTAGGTAATGTGAGTGCTCAAACCGCCACATTCGAAGAGGTGATTATCACGGATACGGTAGATGCAACCTCCAATTCTACGGGTGCTCTCAGGGTTGCTGGTGGTATAAGTACTCAATCAAATCTGTTTGTAGATGGAGGTAACATTATAGTAAGAGATACATCAGATTTTGATAATCAATATACATCACATGGTCCCACCATTACTTTAGATAGAGACCGAAACGACGCCGATCACCTCGATCATCTTGGACAAATTTTATTCACCGGTAGGAATATCGCCGGTGAGAAAATTGATTTTGCTAGAATAGCGGGTGCAACAAATATGATAACTGATGGTGATGAAAAAGGTGCCATCGAATTCTCTGTCATAAAAGATGGAACACCAATGGGGGCATTGCCTTTAATGAGACTGTCACAGAATGAATTGGGTTTATTAAATGATACACGTCTCCGTTCGAATGGTTATGTTGCAATAGAGAATAACCTAGCTACTACCGATATATATCCAGAAGTTGGTGCACTTATGGTTGCTGGTGGTATAGCTGGTGCGTCAAACCTGAATGTTGGTGGTCTCGCGAAAATTTGGGACGCGACCGATTCCTCTTCAACATCTACAGGTTCTCTTAGGGTTGCTGGTGGTGTAGGTATTTCCAAAAAATTGTATGCACAAAGTGCAAACTTTGGAACCGTTGATAACCTCGATGTCACAGATACGACCGATTCTACATCTGTATCAACTGGTGCAGTAAAAATTGCTGGTGGTTTGGGTGTGACAAATAATGTACATGCGGCTCGCTTCATCGGTGATGGTTCCTTCCTCTCCAATATCGCTTCCAACTTGGAACAAATTGTATATAATGGTAACGTCACCTCAGGTACAGTGCTGTTTGAAAATCCAGATACAGGCCTCGTGGCCACAGGTAACATTCAGGCATCTCGTTTCATTGGTGATGGCTCTTTCCTCTCCAATCTTGCCTCTAATCTCGAAGAAATTATCACAAATGGTAACGTCACCTCGGGTACAGTGCTATTTGAAAACCCAGATACAGGCCTCGTGGCCACGGGTAACATTCAGGCATCTCGTTTCATTGGTGATGGCTCATTCCTCTCCAATCTTGCCTCTAATCTTGAAGAAATTATCACAAATGGTAACGCCACCTCGGGTACAGTGCTATTTGAAAATGCGACGACAGGTATCGTGACTACATCTAACATTAAAGTTGGTGGTGATATTTCCATAGATGGACTTACAGAAAATAAAATTCCTATCGTTGGAGCTGGGAATTTTCTAGAAGATTCACTCATTGGTCGTGCAAATGGTACTATAGTTATTTCATCTGACCTAGAAGTTCTCGGAAATATTGTGACAGTCGGAAATTCATACACGGTAGAATCCAATAGTTTAGTCATCAATGATCGTGTTATCGGTATCGCAAACAATAATGTTTCACATGAACTTGATATTGGTATAATTATGCAACACCCCGGTAAGAATGTAGCACTTATACATCACGGTGAAGCTCAAGGTGATAACGATCCCCATGATCACACATTTACAATTGGTTACACACAAAACACTGTAACCGATAACCACATTTTCGATGACTCAAATATAATCACCGTAGAAATTTTGGGTAACTTACTTGTTCAAAATAATCTAACAGTTTCAGAAACAATTCAAGCTTTTAAATATTTAGGAGATGGTGGTCTCCTCTCAAACGTAAATCTTCAAGTTATATCTGATCATAGTAACACTACATCAAACACACTTTTACTTACAAATGCAGATACAGGTCTCGTGGCCACTGGTAATGTGGAGGCTGCTCGCTTCATCGGTGATGGCTCATTCCTTTCAAACTTGGCCTCTAACTTGGAAGAAGTCGTTACAAATGGAAATGTCACTTCGAATACACTTTTACTCGAAAATACTGATACAGGTCTCGTGGCCACCGGTAATGTGGTAGCAGCTCGCTTCATCGGTGATGGCTCCTTCCTTTCAAACTTGGCCTCCAACTTGGAAGAAGTCGTTACAAATGGAAATGTCACTTCGAATACTCTTTTACTCGAAAATACTGATGTAGGTCTCGTGGCCACTGGTAATGTGGTAGCAGCTCGCTTCATTGGTGATGGCTCTTTCCTTTCAAACTTGGCCTCCAACTTGGAAGAGGTTGTTACAAATGGAAATGTGACAACTTTAACTCCTCAATTTACCAATGTAACCACCGGTTTTGTCACTACCTCTAATGTGGGTATCGCAAACACATCACCAATAAATACACTCGATGTTGGTTCTAACCTTTCTGTTCAAGAATTGGGTTCCAATGTATTGACCGTTCGTGGTAACGTGCATGCAAATAAAATGACATTAGGTACAATTACTGTAGTACCCTCATATGGTCTTCAGCACGTAACTACAGAAAGTAATACCACCGCGGATACAGTTAATTTTATAAATGAAGACACCGGATTTGTTGTATCTTCCAACGCCACAATCGCGGGTACGTTGAATTTAGGTAATGTCGCAATCGTAGGTTCTTACGGTCTCGATCATGTCACCGATGTAAATGATTCAACGACTGATACCATCACATCTACACACCCAACCACAGGTTTTGTATCGGACGCGAATGTTGCTGTTGGAAGGGATGTTACCGTAGCAGGAAATGTCTCTGTGGGGAATAAATTAACTGTCGAGGGTTTCAGAATTACTGGTACAGCTATACGAAATCTACAGCAAGTTACCGATTTCGGTAATACAACCTCAAACACCATCGAAATTCTAAACAATACAGAATCTACAGATTTTGAAACTGGAGCACTCACAATTGGTAACACATTGGGTGCGACGAGGGGTGGTCTAGGTGTAGCTGGTAATGTACATGTGGGAAAGCAATTATATGTTGATAATGGCCTCGTTACAAACATGGGTGGTGTCACTAAAAAGACATACAGTTTCTCTAACGTCATGCCATCGGGAGCAGCTCCAACGACAAACGTTGTATTCACCTCAAATGTCTTCTATGCAAAAATTACAGCCACTCTCGTTGATAAAGATGAACATGTGAGTACAATGTTACTCGACGTCAATGGTGGGACGAGCGCAGGAACATTTGTATCGGGAACGAGTAATATAATTACAGTAGGAAGTTTAAGTATATTTGGTACAACTGATAGCACTGTACCATGGAGTAGTACTGTCACCACATATTCAAATGTGGTCTCCATTATTCCATCAGGTAACATGACAGTTAATGGTAATTGTCACATTTTTGTAGAATATATGTCACCAACATCAACAGGTGGAGTTGTCTCGATTGATCATGATGAAACATCACTTGTGACCTTTGGGTACTAAAAAAGTATATGTATATAATAATAGATGGCTGCGACAAACGTTCAACGCTTTTCAGGAGATGTCATACTCAGTGGTAACATGAATCTCCAAAAAGTCTCTAATACGGCTACAATTAAATTAGATTCCAACGTCGTCACGGAGTTTAACCGCTCCAAGAAACTTATTAAGTATCCGAGGGTGGCTTTGAACTCGGCTTCACAGGATGGATACGTGGTGACCGCTTCCACGGATGCGTACGATAACACATTTTTTCATAGGTACGATCCATTTCGACCATTCGTTAGTGGGAGTGCCAATGGGTGGCATTCGGGACCACCACATACTTCAACAGTAAACTTATGGGATCAAACATTTGATACGTCGGGATATAATAAAGATATCACGAGTTATGGTGCGGGTGGCTATGCGGGAACAAGTATCGCGGAAATAGAATCCGAATGGCTCAAACTGGAATTACCGCATAAAATCGTTCTTTCTCACTTTTTCTACCAACAACGAGACGGTGCGAGTGTGAATTATCATCAAGCTCCAAAAGATTTTAGAATTTTAGGTTCTAACGACGACATAGACTGGGATACTATCAAAATATTTACTGGTCAGACTTCTAATCCCGAAGGACAAACCCTAACGGCAGAAGCCACTAAAGGATATAAGTATTTGGCATTTGTCGTTACGGCAACACAGACTCCTACAGGAACTTCAGGCCTTACCCTAAAAAATCTTGAATACTACGGCGTCCCCGAATACGACCCCGACGCTCACGGAACTGATGTGACCGTAAAGTCGTACCCTAACGTTCCCAACACGGATTGGTTGGAGGTCTACTATGATGGACAAGACTATACACAAACCTCGGATTTCGTTGGTCTCGGTGGGGTCGTGGATAAGGCGGGTGGGGACCAAGATGGGACAGCCGGAACTGGTGTCACGTTTGATTCTACATATAAGGCATTCGTTTTTGATGGATCTGCGGATGGTAAAATTACGGGGACACATGGTTTAGGAACTGGTACAGGGATTACACCAACAATTTCACTTTGGTTTAGAATGAATGATACATCTACAAATCGCTTCTTCGTGATTGGAGATCAGGGTCCGACGAACACTTCGCGGCAATCAATAACCGTTGGTCACCACCAGGGTTTTGTTTATCTAGATTATTGGTATTCCGAAGTACAAACTTCATCCACTGCGGTTATCCCGGGTGTATGGTATCATTTAGCAATTGTCCATAAAGGACCGGGTACGACGGCTACCGGATCTCAAGATATCTATCTAAATAATGTTAAACAGACATTAAAACTCCACGCCTCAAATAATAGTAATAGTACGCTTGATTTACAAGGTACAGGGCTCACGATTGGTGCGGATCCTTCGGGTACAACCCCACTTACAGGTTCCATCGCGAACTTCCGCCTCTTCAACCGGCCCCTGACCTCCGACGAGATCTACCAACTCTATGCCTACCAGAAAGAGGACTTTGGACACGGGGACTTGTCCATGACCCTAAAGGCGGGGCGTTTGGGGATTGGGACTTCGGAACCGAGGGCGGCTTTGGATGTTAGGGGGGATATCCATTTGTTTCCACAAGGATACGTTGAACTAAATCAGGGAAACAGACCCGTTGACTATGCAGCGACGCACGGTATGAGATGGACAAATACAGATAATTCCAACCATTGGCACTTATTTAATAGCAACAATGATCATTTTAGATTCGTGTATAATGGGCAGGCTAAAGGGTGGGTGGATCCGAATGATCCTAACGTTCAAATGAATTTCACCGGACAACACAGGACCTTCATCAAGGATGTTCCCTTCTCTCAAGCGGGTCACCTAGAAGGTCTCATCGTTTCTTCGGATCAAAATAAATATATTAAGATGTCCGACGGTATCGAAGCTGGTTCGAATGCTATTACCGTGAACGAATCACTTCCGATCGTCTCCCTCTCGAACGCCGTGACGGATAAGAAGTGTTTCGGTGTTATCTCAGCCTCTGAAGACCCAGAAAATAGAACCGAGCAGTACGGTGCGTTTGGTACTAATTTCGAAAAAGAAAAGGGTGATACTCGTGTCTACATCAACTCCGTCGGTGAAGGTGCCATATGGGTCGTGAATACCAACGGGTCCCTTGAATCAGGTGACTATATTACCACGTCTAATGTCACCGGCTACGGTCAAAAACAGGAGAGCGAGTTCCTCGCGAACTATACAGTCGCCAAAATCACCATGGATTGTGATTTCAACCCAGCGACTCAGTCTATACAAATTATTAAAAAAGATGAAGAAGATGAAAATGTTTTAGACGAACATGGACAGATTCAATGGGAGGATCACCCAACCGAAACAGAAAAAGCTTACAAGGTGAGATATCTCACAGCTGACGGTGCCCAAACAGATGAAGCAAACACAGTCCATATTGCAGCCTTCGTGGGATGCACATACCATTGTGGCTAACCACTCAATCATGGGACGAATCTGAAGCTTAAACAAATTTCCTCCAAAGTGTGACCCACTTTGCAAGAAAAAACCTCCTTCTATATTAACTATGCCCATCCAGTCGGTACCAGATGGTGTTTTAGATGTTGAAAATGCCACTTTACGTGCGAGTGGTATGGTGGCGACGAAGGATATGGTCATCGGTAAGACTACCAAGAAAACATCAGACGTCCCAACACTTGAAGTATTTTCTGAGAATGCTGCTACTATCGAACTTCAATCGAATCTCGCCAGAAGCACTAACACGAGTAATGCATTTGCGAGGATCAAAGCAGATTCTCAGGCGCTGACCTTTGAGTCGGGGTCGGGTCTCGCTCACGACTCAAAGGGTGATATTGTTTTTTCGAGTGTCGGTGATGCTACAAAACACATGGTTATTAAGGGAAGTACAGGGAAAATTGGAATTGGGGTGGAAAATCCCAGTTCAGCCCTAGATATCGCTGGAGATATCAATCTAATCGGCCAAAATGCTAAAATTAAAATGAATTCGGATGTTCTCGTGGAACACGCGGGGCCTCATGGGCGGGGGGTTGCACCCCTCAAAAAGTATCCGGAGATTGTCTTCGAGAGTGGGAAGTTTGACTCTAATGACTCTACGAATACCTACGTGCAAGCGGGGTATACGGTGAGTGCGAGTAGTACTTATAGCGATGGTACTTATCCAGCGTGGGAAGCGTTTAATGGTATCTTCATAGCCGGTCATGATGGTAGCTCAGAAGGTTGGGTTTCAAGTGAAAGTCCGGCTACTTATTCTACTTCTCTAACAAGCGGTGAATATTTGGCTACAAATGTTGATACTTTCACTGGAGCTCCACTTGGGGAACGAAATGGATCTTGGATTAAACTAAAATTACCCAAAAAGATTAAACTTGATCATGTTGTATTAAAACAAAGATTTGCAAGTCAGGGTCAAGAATATAATAAAAATGTAGTCATTTATGCGAGTATAAATGATTCAATCTGGCAGTCACTCGGTTCATTCGATGCATCCGTTTCTGAAACAGTTATATTTCACACAAATTCAACAGCGTATTATGATTATTTCGTATTACATGTAAAATCTTCTAATCGTGAATTCTTGGTTGCTGCAGTAGAAGAACTTGAATACTACGGCTACGAAGAGGACCAACCCCTAGGCGACACCTCCGTGGATACCACCTTCACCTCCATCATGAACACACCCCAAACTACTGGGGCCAATGTCTATGTGGATGCCAAGTTGTCCGCGGACTTTACCAATCAAGTTACGGGTCCTACCCCCGTCGGAACTGCAGCGGTCCATGACAATACCAATAAGTATTGGGAAATGAATGGTCAACTTACCTCCAATATTACCGTAGAGGCCAATACCTTCTTGGAGGGTGACCAACCCCATGCGGTCTCCATGTGGTTCAATTCTTCTAATTTGGAGGCGAATGTTTCTAATTCTTGTATCTTTTCACTGGCGACTGAAGAGAAGTTGGATTCCGTCAACCTCGATCTCCAATCGAACACGTGGCACAACCTAACCTACGCGTACCAAGGTGAAGGTGGCTCCCGAGTAACCTACCTCGATGGACGTAAGGTGGCCGAAGACCAAGCCGAAGATACCTTCGGGAAGTACCCACCTTTCGTGATGGCGGGGTACTCACAGGGTGGGTATGTGGCGAGTTTTAGTCGTGCTCATGATGGTGTCGCTTGGCACATGTGGGGATTTGATGAAACTTCTACTGGGGATCAATATGGTTGGACTACACCGTTTGCTATTGGTGGTGGCGGGGTATCGTCGTTCGAAGTGTCATCCGGTGATGTGAGAGACGGTGGTCCGGGAATACCAAATCTGACAGGTACATATCAAGGTGAATACGCGAAACTAGAATTACCTTACAAATTGGTTCTTTCGTCTATAATGATACGAGCCCGTGCTGGTGAAACTCGATCGACGCCGCGAGAGTTTAAAGTGTTTGGTTCTAATGATGATGTGAATTGGGTAGAAATCCTCAGTGAAACGGGTGCTGTTCCTAGTGAATCTGCTGATACATCATTTTATTCGGCTGGTGTCCAAGATCGAGGATATAAATATTTAGGACTCGTCGTAAATAAAATTCAGCCAAATAATACCAATGGTCAATTATCACTTAGAACATTAAAACTCTACGGCCACCGCGAGAATGACCTGGTCCGCCTTCCCGATCCCACGAATGTCCTCAAGTATCCGCATGTGGCGATGACTGGTCCAGCTCAGAGGGGGTATGTGGCGAGTGCGAGTAGTGACCAAAGTCAATACAACTTGGATGTGTGGAGAATGTTTGACGGTGTTAAAGCAGCTGGAAATGGGTGGGCATCTCAAGATGGCACATACTATGATGGAACTAGTCCCGCAAACTCTTATACTGGCACAACACATCAATTGGGAACTGGTACGGCCTATGGTGAATGGGTAAAACTCGAATTACCTCACAAAATTAAAGTTACTAAATTTACTCTCTACGCTGATCTAGGTGTCTCTTATGGAACAGATGAAGCTCCTAAATCTTACAAAATATACGGTTCGGTGACGGGTTCATCATGGTCTGAATTAAAGGATGTTTCGAATGAAACACCATCCACAGGTGGTAATTCTCATGATGTTACTGATACTACAGCATATAAATACCTTGGAATAGTTGTTACACAGGTTAATACAAACCAAAATAACATCCGTATAGGTGAACTCGAATTCTACGGCACAGGTGTCGACAGCGTCCCCATCCAGATCGGTGGCGGGAACATCGACAAGGTGGCGAACTTTAGGGTCTACGACAAGTTTGTGGGGGAGGACCAAGCCCTCGAGATTTGGGATGCCCAAAAGGACGAGTTCGGCCGGGCGAAATCCTCGATGACCCTCCACAAAGGTCGCCTCGGTATAGGGACCACGGAACCTCAAGGAAGGTTGGCGGTGGCGGATGAACCAGCCCCTACATTTGAACCCCGATGGCCACCAAAACCATTAGTCGGTTATAACACACACATAGAAGGATACGGTGAATTTGTGGTTTATAGAAGTGGAAATGAAAGTACTGGACAGTATAGGGGTGATTCTTGGTATATTTTTGACGACAACCAAGACACCTTTGGCGTTACGTATCACGGTGAACGAGACATTAATGACCCTATTAATGGTAACTATAGTTATTTTAAGGGTACCAATGGCGAGTATACTGGTGGTAATTCGATAGGTGGTATATCGGGTGACTGGACAGTCTTAGAGTCCCCAAAACCTATCAAAATAAATGATATCATACGCATGCGTGTTAGAAGTGCTGGACAATCTACAACGGGGTTTATCATAGCTGCTGCAAATGAGTTTGATGGTGGATGGACAAAGTTGACCGAACAAAGTAATTTGGTATGGCAAGTTGGTGGTGTTGGTGAGAGTAAAACATTTCATTTCGCCAATGATACATACTACAAATATTACGCAATTATCATCACACAAGCACCCGCTCAATATGGATATCCCACCCTTTCAAATATGGAATTTTCCGGTATTGTTCGACGGCAGGGTCAATCCGTCCTCCACGATGGCCAACTGACCCTCACCAAGAACCTCACAGTTCCCCGAATTGGGCCGGCTCTCGACGCGGACGATACACCTAGGCGGGACAGGCTCGTGGTGGAATACAATACCTCGACCAATCCCACGTTCGAGGGGGCTGTGCGGGATACGAGTGGGAGGGGGTTGGATGGGGTATTTACTGCGGGTGCCGGGTACGATGCTACAGAAAAAGTACTCACATTTAACGGTGCGACAACTTCGGGTGTATCTATCGGTGGAGCCACTGGTGTAGGAGGTGATAGACCATTCAGTGTGAGTTTATGGTTTAATGCTTCCTCTTTAACAGGTGGTGTCGATAATACCCTAGTTGGATGGGGAGCACAGTCTAACCAAGAATCCTTTCTCATGACAATCGACACAACAAATAATCAAGTTCTCGGGCAATTCTTTGGTAATGGTATGTCTGTTTCTCCAAGTGGAGGAATAAATTTGGGCATCTGGTATCACGCAGTGCTGACGTATCCGGGTGGTGGACACTACAATATGAGTATCTATGTAGATGGTGTAAAAGGTACCAACACAAACGGTGGCACAAATTTAGGTGGACTAGTTCCCGAAGATTCTGAGATAACAATAGGAACGTATAAAAATACATCAAATCAGGGGTTTAACGGTAAAATGTCATCCATCAAACTCTACGACACGGCCCTCACTGCCGAAGAGGTCAAGACCCTCTACGATATGGGTCGGTGCGACGAGGGCCACCACATGGTGAACTTCTCGAAGACTCGGGTCGGGATCGGCTTGGGGGATGGGGAGGCTCCTACATATACATTAGATGTCCGTGGCCAAATCCGTTCTGACGGTTCCTTGGTGACTTCCTTCACGGGACAACACAAGTGTATCCCAGATGAGCCTATGGAAAAGGGTCTCATCGTTTCGGCCAAAAAGAATCAATTTGTGAAATTGAATGGATTGGCTATCGGTAAAAGTGCGATCACTATAGACGAATCCCTTCCCATTGTGTCCCTTTCAAATGTGGCTCAAGACAAAGCATGTTTTGGAGTTGTTTCCTCTATAGAAGAGGCTAACACGACGTTTCGTGTGGAGACAACCAATGGTGGAGTCATTTCGACTATTCCCAAAACCCTAGGTGATAACCGTGCCATAGTGAACTCCGTGGGTGAGGGTGCCATTTGGGTGGTAGATACCAATGGACCCCTGGAGTCGGGCGACTACATCACGACCTCCAATGTTGCAGGCTACGGTCAGAAGCAGGACAGTGAGTTCCTCGCGAACTATTCAGTAGCCAAGA